CAGTTTCTGATTTCCTTATCAAGCGCATCCATCTGTTCAGTTATTTCACTCATATTGATTCCTCTTTTTGTAGGCGAAGGCACCTCGCTTTGAATATCTGCGTATCCAGTAGCAAGGTGCCAAGATTTGTGTTGCTAAGTGCCTAATGCTAGTAAGGCTTTAGCTGCCGCCCAGTAATTAGCATACATCGCCTTGACGATGAACTCAGGACCGACCCAAGCACCTAGTGCCCAGTACTCATTAATTTTTAATAAAGTCATAGTAATAACCATAGTTAAGTTAAACACAGACCATATAGCCGAGCACATCTTGGTTATATTCATCGCACAATGACCTAGTTACCATGGATAGCGATGAATATAGCCGAGATGTGCTGCCGTGAGCCCTAGTCTTGAGTTAGGTAGCGTAGTACTAGGCTGGAGAGAAGAGAAGAGAGAAGAATGAAGGGCCTCCCGTTATGTCATTATCCCGTTATGCATTTAGATTTGGGAGGTCATGAAAAAAGGCTCTGAGTGATGTTCTCAGAGCCTCTTTTTTATGCCTCCTTCTTCTTCTTAGATTTAGCCTTCTTCGAGTCGCAGAACTCTATTGAGGTCGCGATGACTTCGGTTATCCACCGTGTGTCACCTTTGACCTCGTATGTTCTGGTTTCCAAGCGGCCTTGGATGGCGATCTTGCTGCCCTTGCCTACGTACTTCTTGCAGGCTGCGGCTAGTGGTCCCCATGCAATGACTCTGTGCCACTGCGTAGTCTCAACAAGCTTACCTTTCTTATCGGTATACTTGCTATTTGTGGCTAGCGTAATTGTAACCTTCTTCGAGCCGCTCTCGAACTTCTTGTACTCGGGCTTCTTACCCGTGTGACCAAGCAATGTAACTGAATTGATGCTCATGTCCTTACTCCTCTATTTAATGTGCGTAATTGCAATCGATATAGCCGAGCTCGAGACGGCCTGCTCTTGGCCGTCATCGAGCTAGAAAACCATTTCGAAGCCCCGGGGGGCCCCTTTTTATTTCTCAAACTCGAAGGGGGACGGCAGGACCCTCGCGGTTGAGCCATTTTGAAACGTTACAGCCCCAATACAGCCCCACTTAATACAGCCCCAAGGCCCTAAGTATGTTAGTATCTAGGTACCAGAGTTATTAAGGAGGTAATATGAGTCGTCTTAGCCCTCACTTCCAGAGGTCGGAGTTCGAGTGCCCTTGTGGACTGTGCAACACCGATCCTGTAGTGGACCATACTTTAATCGAAGTACTGGAGGACGTAAGAACCCATTTCGACAAGAGCATCACCGTGACTAGCGGGCTTCGGTGCATATACCATAATATATCAGTAGGGGGAACAGCGGAATCCCAGCACCTAACCGGACGGGCGGCGGACATCATTGTGAGGTCGCGTGCTCCATACGAAGTAGTCGAGTACTTAGATAATAAGTACCCCGATACTCTCGGAATCGGGTCATATGACACTTTTACACATATAGATAGCCGCACTAAACGAGCGAGGTGGTGATGGATCAGTATCACGCGGGTATGAACCCTGGTGGGCTGATGAGCCAGGTAGATTCTCAACGTCAGATGAACACTAAGCGGATAAATGACTCTATACAGCGTAACAAGGCAAAATACTCACTGCTTAAAGGGGTAAATGTAGAAGGGCGTTTCAACGACCCAGCGATACAGCTACATGGTGGAGCACTAGAGACGCAGGCACCAGGTGCTAGGGACGAAGAAGGTAAGCTGATTAACCCTACAGATAGTTGGATCATTAACGTCGGGGATTTTAATGACCCACGTATAGCAGGTAATTTAGATAATGCTATTTTAGGTGACCTGTTGCATACGATAAGAGGTAATCCTGATTGGGCTAAGATGACCAATGATGTATACGGACTCAGGGATGAGGAACAGAAGGCCATCGATATGAATGCTTACGGGCGTACGGTCGAAGACCGTTACGGCGGGGACTTTAAGCGATACCCCCTATCGCAGTTCGAGGATTTCCACCGGAAAGATGCTTACACACGTTCGGTAATCGCGCCGGATAATAATGCGGATAATTGGACGAACGATGAGCAGAAAACATATATAGAGAAACACATGATCCCTTATTTGAAGGGAGTGATGGAGGACCATGCAGGAGGAGGATGATGAAATAAGGTGGCTGGAGCGATATCCCTGGTACTTAGAGTTAAGCACTAAGCGCCGAGATTGGGTCAATAGGTTCGTAGCTGAGGTGTCACCTGAGGTTTTTGTAGGCATGAAGGCTGTGCAATCAGCCATACAGGACAATGACTTTTCACTATTGGCGGAGATCATAGTAGCGTATGACGAGGTAAGCCAGCATTTAATATCGGAGTTGAGCACAGATGATGAAGCCTTTGACTAAGGATGCCGAGGCTTATAGGAAGAGAAAGCAGGTAAAGGCGGCTAATAGATCACCGGAAGAGAGGGCTAAGAATGCAGGGAAACCAGGGTATACGAAGTTCGGGGTTAAACGGAGAAACTCGGGTAATCAGTGGGCTAAAGGTATAGATCCGGTTTTGCGCGCGGAGAAGCGAACCCAGAAGCGGGTCGAAGAGCAGGCCGTAGAAAAGAAAGAGGAGAGACGTAAACGAAACAACGCGAATAATTACAAGTACCTAGCCAGTATGAGTAAGTTGGCTAAGAAAGCACGTTATGGGCTACCCAAAGGGCCCGGCAGTATTGCAAAAAGGGATATAATGGAAGCTAAAGAAAAAGAACAACGCGCTAAGATCGCTACTGTAGGGGTGATGAAGTCACCGGAAGAAATACAGCAGTTATTAGTGGAGTTAGAGTGCGACCCTATAGCGCGCATGGCCGCTATTGCTCAGCGGGCGGAAAACGCGGGGGAATTAACCGTGGCATCGAATTTATATAAGGAATTGGCTCAGTACGCGGCCCCTAAAAGGAAAGCGGCTGAACCAAAGGTTGTTAAGGATAAGAACCTATTAACTATGAGCGAGGAGGAACTATTAGCAGAAATAGCTCGTTTGGAGGCATCCGTTGGCTGAATCATTGAAGATTTTACAGGAACGGATACGTGTACTTAAGGAATTAGAGGCACGGAAAAAGGAAGCTCAGAACACGTACGTACCATATGAGAAGCAAGCGGAGTTTCATATTAGGGGCGTTGAGTTCGCAGAGCGGTGCCTAATGGCAGGGAATCAGACAGGTAAAACATATAGCGGGGCTATGGAATGTTACTTCCACTTGAGTGGTAATTACCCAGAGTGGTGGAGAGGGCTTAAATTCAGTAAAGCCCCGGTTATATGGGTTGGTGGCGACACCGGTGAGACGATAAGGGATACGACTCAGCGCCTGTTACTTGATAGACCAGGGAAGTTGCAAGAAGATAGTTACGTAGGGATCCTCCCTAGACGGATTATCATCGGAGACCCTAAGCCAGCCTTAGGGACTCCGAACCTATTTGACCACGTCAAGGTTAGACATACGACTGGTGATATTAGCTACTGTTACTTTAAAGCGTACGCGAAAGGGCGACCGAAGTGGCAGGGCGAAACCATCGATCTAGTCTGGTTTGACGAGGAACCGCCTGAAGAGTTATACGCGGAGGGTTTGACGAGAACCAACCGTGGGCAGATCGGGCAGCGAGCTATTCTAACGTTTACACCGTTATTAGGTATGAGTAACGTAGTAGCTAAATTTCTACAGAACCCCTCTCCGGCGCAGGATGTAGTCAAGATGACTATTGATGATGTCGGGCATTATACGCAGAAAGAGCGCGAGTCCATTGTAGAGTCGTACTTAGAACATGAGCGTGAAGCACGAGCTAAAGGGATACCTATTATGGGTTCCGGGCGTGTTTTCCCGGTTACTGAGGCTAGTATAATCGAGGACCCCCTTCAGATGAAGGATTTGCCTGGGTGGTGGAAACAGATTGCAGGGATAGATTTCGGGTGGCAGCATCCGTCAGCTGCAGTGTTGATTCTCTATGACCCGGAGAACGACGTCGTGCATGTGCACGCATGTCATCGGGCGAAGGAAGCTACGCCTATAGTATTCGCGGGGGCTGTCAGAGGGTGGGGAGACGTACCATTTTCCTGGCCTCATGACGGATTACAGCACGACAAAGGGTCGGGTAAGACATTATCCGAGCAGTATAAGGAGTGTGGACTTAATATGTTGAGGGATCGCGCCCAGAATCAGGATAAGAGCTATGGGTTGGAAGCAGGGCTTATGGATATGCTAGACAGGATGCAGACAGGGAGGTTTAAAGTTTCTAGTATGTTAGGAACTTGGTGGGAAGAATTTAGGATCTACCACCGTAAAAATGGGGTCGTAGTAAAAGAACGAGACGATGTGATGGCGGCTACGCGATACGGCATAATGATGTTACGGTATGCGAAGCCTCTTGTACCACCGAATGCTAGGTACCCAATTACACCTAAAATTATTGCAGATACAACTATAGGCTACTAAATGCAGGAACAACCGGAACAAAATGAGGAGCGGATTCAGCTTCTAGGATATAGTTTAGCGAAATTAGCAGAAGAGCAGGTCGGTATACGACGCGTGGTAGAGGACCGTTGGCTAAATGATCTCGAGCGATTTATGGGGCAGTACGACGCCGCAACTGCTTCTAGGCTATCAGCTACGGGCGGCAGCAAGGCGTTCGTTAATTTAACGAGAGCTAAAACAGCTGTGGCGGAAGCCCGATTGTCTGACATGCTGTTCCCTAGCGATGATAAGAATTGGGGGATTCAGCCTACTCCAGTGCCGGAATTAGCTAAAATGGCGCAAGATCCAGGCCAGGCGCGTAGTTCTCAGGGCGTATTAGTCAACGACGATGAGGGTAACCCGGTTCGTAATATGGACTTGGCGGGCGAGGCTATGGATGATGCGATGGAACGAAGTCGCGCCATGGAGAAAGAGATAAACGATCAGCTCGTAGAAGCTAGGTACCACGCTATAATGAGGGACGTCATACACGACGGGTGCGTATTCGGCACTGGCATCGTTAAGGCGCCTATTATATTGGCTAGGCAGCGTAAAAGCTGGAAGAACGTAGGCGAAGGCGTACATTCGATGGATATGGTGGACGAGTATCGGCCAGGGGTAGAGAAGATTAATATATGGGATTTCTTCCCGGACATGGCCGCCACGCACATAGACGAAGCTAACTTTATATTTGAACGACGCTATATATCTAAGAAGCAGTTGATCGGGTTAGCACAGAACCCTGGGTATTTACCAGATCAGATTCGGTTAGTGATCAAGAATACATCTAAAGAAGACGCGTCAGGTTCTACCCACGTTGCTAGGCTTAGGACATTATCAGGGTTAGCTACAGATCTGACTCAAGGACGGTACGAGCTGTGGGAATATCACGGCCCTCTGGATAAAGAAGATCTGGCTTGCTGTGGATATGAGATAGACGAGGAAGAGGATGAGCTGAGCGTCAATGAGGCGGTTGTAACGTTCGTCAATAATATAGTGATTAAGGCCGATATCAACCCAATGGAGACCCAAGACAGGCCTTATTCGGTGTTCAATTACGAGACTGATGACACTAGTTTGTTCGGGTTCGGGATTCCGCATCTAGTTAGGCATGAGCAACGTATAGCTAACGCATCCTGGCGGATGGCACTCGATAACGCGGCTCTGACTACTGGAGGACAGATCGTATTAAACCGAGAAGTACTGATACCTGATGATGGGAATTGGTCTATTCGTCCGCGTAAGACTTGGCACGTAACCGACCCGACAGTTGATGTGCGAGCGGCGTTCCACACTCACGAGACCAGTTCTCACTTAGATGAACTTCTCGCTATTTATAATATGGCCAGGAATATGGCGGACGACGTTACGACGTTACCGATGCTCGCACAAGGTGAGATGGGCGGGGCCCCAGATACAGCGAGCGGCATGAGCATGCTACTTAATTCTTCGAACGTAGTACTTAGGCGTGTAGTGAAGAGTTTCGATGACGACGTAACCGCGCCGTTGATAACACGGTTCTACGACTGGAATATGCAGTTTAACCCTAAAGAGTCTATCAAAGGAGACTTTGAGGTTGATGCGCGCGGTAGTTCAACGTTATTAGTCAAGGAAACTCAGACCCAAGCACTGATTACTATGATGCAGCTGGCTGAATCACCCGTATTCGGGCCATTAGTTAAGTCAGCGGAGTTGTTTAGGAAGGTGGCGCAAGCTCAACACATTACTCCAAACGACGTGATTGTCTCGGACGAGGAGATTAAAGCGATGGAGGCGCAGGCGGCCGAACAGGCTGAGGAGCCCGATCCGGAGTTATTGCTTAAGGAAAGAGAGATCGAGGTCAAGTTGGAGATAGCGCGAATGAACGCGCAGGTGGAAATGGCCAAAATAGCGGCGCAGACTGACTCCAGTATGGCTCAGGTGGAGGCTAATATGGCGAAAGCGCAGCTTACGGAGGATAATAAGGCCAATATACACATGTCAGAATTGGATTACGCTAAGAAGAATGAGGGCAAAGGGATATGATCGACGAGAGTTCACCTACATGGAGTGCAGTACATACACATGTTAATAAGGATTTGGCTAAGCTGCAGTGGGCGCTTGAAAACCCTAAAACATCGCACGATGACACTCAATTTTACAGGGGAAAGGTACACGCTTTGAAAAGTATACTTAAGTACCCCGCATCCGAGCAGTTTACTGTCGACGATAGCGGACAAATAAAATAAGGAGCATATGATGGAAGAAGAATTTGAGCAGGGATTCGCAGACGCAGTTAACGGGGAACCGGAAGTGCAGACCGAAGAGCCTGTAGCTGAAGAGCCTATAGCCGAAGAGCCTATAGCCGAAGAGTCTGAAGAGCCTATAGCCGAAGAGCCGGTAGCCGAAGAGCCTGTAGAGTATGAGAATGTTCAGGCCCGAGTGGTGGAAGTGGAACATCAAGCGGACTCTGATAGCGGGCGTGTATCCGCGCTGTCTCGTAAGTTGTATGAAACTAGG